CTTTTTCTTGGTGATCTATCTGCGTATGATTATTGACATACTTATCATACCAATCGTCATAACTCATGTCCGCAGGTACTGATATAATCTTACCTGTCTTAGGGTCACGAGCCCTACGCTCTAAGTTACTTAGCTCTACATCATCAAAATGTGCGACGGTCGTTGACCTACACCAAGGATGCAATGGCGGATAGTTGACACCCGTTTTGCGTTCTGAAACCTTGTAGACATTATTGTCTTGGTCACGACAGATTGCTGATGTGCGTTTGTCTAAAACTGCAATAAAACGATAATATTCAATATCAGCATCTTCATAGCTAAGTGCTTCCATCTCATTGTGAAAAAAGGCTGATTCTGTCCGAACTAACCGACGCGCATTGTTCCGACCGACATCAAAACGATCTGAAATGAGATTAACAACATCCCGATCGCTTCGTCCAGTCATGAAACCAACCAAAAACTCGTCTTTGAGTTTTCTAGCAAGCTCGTCTGTATTGTTCCAAATGCGACCTGAATAATTGTCCCCCGACCACTTTAAAGCCCGCAGACGAAGAATTTCAGCTTCTGGCAGCGCGTTAAATGAATAAGCTAAACCAGCTTGTTGCTGTAGTTCGAAGGTTGCTCGATTATAGCTATCTTTCATGAAGTCCGTGTAGAACTTATCAGACTGTCTTTTTTCGGCGTGATATACAGCTAAACGCAGTTTATCTACTTGTTTATTTAGATTTTCAAACTGTCGAATCCGAAAAGCATAAGCCGCACTATCCAAGTCAACGAGTAATTGAGTAATGTTGGGATCATTAGGACGCGCTTCAAGAACTTTACGCATTTCAGACAAACTCTGTTTGCCATTCATATCCTTAATAACCCTACGCGCATCCTTTTCGGACAATCCATAATCGCGTTGAAATTTATCAAAAACCTTATTCGCTTGTCTATTTAAATACCGCTGCGCTTCATCGTATATCTTATCAATGTCATCAGCCTTAGATTCAGCTTTATCCATTTGTCGATAAATTAAGTCAGCTTTGCGGCGCTCCCAATATTTTGAATCATTCTTCACCATTTAGCTCATCTTCTTTCTCAGGATGAGTATTTTCTTGCTGGAACTGTGGGAATTGTTCCATATTTTCCTCTTTCTGCTCTTTCAAAGCTTCAAGTTCTGCGTCTGGGTCCTCAACGAACGGCAAGAGTGAAATAAGCTGACGAAGACTGACTTTACCATCAAGATTACTAATGATTTGAGAAATCTCTAGCAAGTTCTTTGGCAGCCCACGGCTGAACTGTGGCACGATTGAATGTGCTTCAAGAGCAATCTGCTGCATGCCCAAGTAATGTGCAAAGATAGCAATACGCTGTCTAAGACCTCGCTTGTAATTCGCTTCTTTGGTCTTAGTAATCATTTCAAGGCCTAGTAGCTTGAATTCCATGGCTACGCCCGAGCTATTGCCTGCGAAATTCTCATCTGTCAAATTCGGCACATGGCTGAATGTGTAGATATCTTCTTTCAAAGCCTTACGCAAAATTTCAGTCGCGTTTTCGTCTAGGGCATTTTTCAAGAAATCAGCTTTAGCATCTGCTGGCAATTCCAAAAGACCTTCTTCAACAAGTATACTCATTGCCTCTCGTGCTTCTTCTTGGGTATCAGCCAACTGAGCACCGTATAACACAAGGATAGACTCTACTGCTTGCTCTTTGTCATTGACGCGATTACCCATCAACGAATTGTAAGCATCAATTAAGCTAATCTGTTGCTCGTAATCACCAATCGCGAAGTGATTATTGCGGTATTCGATGATTGGGATTTGTCCGAGGTTGTGAGGTTCTACATTCTCATTCTGCGTCGTTCCTTTGCTCGAATCACGCAGCACAATGTGGTAATGCAGATTTTGAGTAAAGACTTCTGCTTGATACTTAGTAGCATCTTTCGTATCGTCTTTGATTTCGTAGTAATAGACTGCAAACAAAGCCTTGCGCTCGATGCTGTCATCATAAACGATGAATACATTCTCAGGATCTACACTAGTCGAATCAAGCTCAGTCATCCCCTCTTTCGCATAGATATACTCGTAAGCACGTCCATAGATAGCCATGTTCAGAGCGTTCTGCGCATCCACTTGGTCTATTTCAGCGCCATCGAAAGCCTCAAGCAAAGGCTCAAGGTCGCTCTTAGCAGTATTGTTATACTTGATAGGATTGCCCATAAAATAGCCCGTAGACGTATCCGCAATGTCCTTAGCGTGATTAGCTACTGTTTTAAAGTTTGGAGCGTTCTTATTTCGTCTGGTATGAGTCAAGATAGCATGTTCACCCAAATAGTATTTCTTCAAATCCTGCAAGCGACTGCGCTCTTTTGCGTGTTTGCGAATCAGCTTGTAAATCAATTCTTTATTCAAGGCTGTTTCATCGTATCCATCCCGTGGATAAGTCAATATTTGATACATATGATTCCTTTCTAAAATCCGTAACGGGATTTACGTTTAACTTTGGCTTTCATCTTCAATTTGTTATTCACGCTTTCGACAATACCTGTTAGTGCGTCTGCTGCGTCATCGTGCGCGTTCTTTCCTTCGCGTTGATAATTCATCAGTTCCTGATATAATTCCGGCCAACGATGCCGCCAATTGTCAGGAAAATAAATATGTTCCATTGCCCATGTGGCATTTGTCAAAATACGTGCTTGCTTATTTTGCGATTGATGAAACCAGTTAAATACTGTGTAATGGTTGTTATAGTTTATTTGTGTCAATCGTTCAACATTCCGAGCAAACCCCCGACCACCGTTGTTGCTTTCAATATCACATATATTCACTTGATGTTCAGCTAATTTTTGCGCAAGCAAAGGCTCTGTTACTTCCATCGGTTCCTTAGTAAAGACAACATCAAGTACATACGCCTCATTGTCTGATGTCACGCCGTATATATAACTTGATAAGTAGTCGCTACCCGTGTCTGCCGTATCTGTGTAAGCAGCAATTCGTTTAAAGTTTGGCTTGGTATCATATGTTTTAAATTCAGAATACAAGCGCCCTTTGATATCTATCGGCTCTTGTTGGTAGTTGGCCGAAGCTATATCCGCACCCATTGTTTTTGTTTTTTGGAGATACGCCTGTTTACTCAAGACCTCATCACAAAGCATTGTATCTGTTGCTTCGTCATAAGCTTTAATACTAATGTGCTTGACCTTATAATCAGACTTAGGGAGTTCAACCAGCGCCTTACCTGCTAAATCCTGCGAGTGCCAACGCGTCATGATAATAATAATTTTTCCGCCTTCTTCAAGACGGGATAGCATAGTATTTGTGAACCACTCCCAATGTTTTTCTAAAACAGTGGCATTATTAGCTTCTTCAGCATTTTTGATAAGATCATCAACAATGATAATATCAGCACCAAAACCAGTTGCTGTACCAGTGGGGCTTGTAGCTAAATAGTTATTATAGCCACCCTCTAGGCTCCACAAATTCATAGCGGCATCACCGTATTTGATATGCGTTTTTGGAAAGATGTCATTAAACACAACAACGTCTTTATCTGCTTTCATTTCCTGAATAGCGTTTCTGACGTTCTTTGAAAACACAGTTGATAACGTTTCATTGTATGATCCCGTCATTATTTTCTTATCGTTGTCGTTGCCAAGTAGCCACTGAACAAACATTCCAGCTGTCCTAGATTTTCCGTGTCTCGGTGGCTCGTTGATAACCAGCACATTATGCTCATCATCACTTAAAAAGCCCTGCAAATCATTGCAAAGCTCAACTAAGTATTTACGAGACGGCTTGTAGAAATCACTTGCCATTAGATAACAATAATAAAAAAAATCACGACGGGCTAACTCAAAACGGGCTTGTTGTTTGATTACTGTTTTATCCATCATCAATTAACTTCCTTAGCTCGTCAGTTGTTAATCCTTCCAGTGGATTTGACTGCGTAGTGACATCGGCAGTGACATTTACGTGTTTCGGTTCTTCCATGCCTGCATAATCCAAAATCATCTTAGCTGCGTTAAGTCGAGATTGTGCAGGACTATCTTCATCTCTCAAAACGTGAATAACTTCATCAAATGCGATTTCCGCCATACCTTGAAAACGACGACGTAATGCTTGTTTTTTAACTCCTTGCAAAATATCGATGTGTTCAAGAATTTCATTGTTTTTCATGTTTTCAGTTGCTAAATTGTCCGCTGATTTTTCAGAATATCCAGCATAGCGGGCTGCTTGTCCTTGTTTCATTCCTAACGCGATACCCTCAGCAAATTTCTTCTGCAATTTTGTCAATGCCATTCCATCACCACCAATCTATTTTTTTATAAAACAAAAAGGAACGCATTGATACGTCCTTTTCGGGAGATTTATGAAAAAGTTTTATTGTCGTCCTTTTTTGGACAATACCATAATATCACATTGAAAGTTCCAATGAGTTCCATTAGTTCCATTTTTTTGAAAGTTTCTTTAAGGCGCTATCTCTTGC